ACCCACAAGGATAGCAGACACGCCACCGAGCTTGTATTCATTGCAGTTTACTAAGTTGTGATCAAGGAGCGACGAATCGCAGTAGCTTACACAAGCCATAGTAGTAGAGTTTTAATTATTGTCAGCCTGTTGAATAGGACGGCATAACCCCTACGTACCTATGATGTAGTGCAAATATACGAATTTATTGCTGATACAAATTAATGAAGTTCTCGGTTGTGATGCGCTGATTATCCTGCGTTAATATAAACGGCTCATCGTTGTTATCCAATATCGAAGGTAAGCAATCAGCATCCACGCCAACACATACCGTCTTACGCACCTTGTCGAGCTCGATGGTCGGGAACTCATTGTCGGCTGGAAATACCGTGCTGCCATTCACGTAGCAGTTGTCAAAGTAGAATACAATCGAAAGGAAGTCGAGCACGTACTCAGGCAATCGACCGAAGTGATAGCTCAATTTCTTTTTGCGGTCTACAAAGCTCGCTTGCCATCTGCCCGATGCGTATCTGAATAAGTCTGAATCAGTGTCATACTGCGGCTGGAATCGTCTGCCCTCAAGTCGGATGCCTGGGAAGAAAGAAGTGCCATAAAAGCCAAAGCCGAATTGATTCTCGCCGTTGCAGCCTTCAATCTTGAAGAATCTGCACTCATCGCTGAAGTCACCAATCTGAATGAGGTCGCTGTACATGTCATAAATCGCGTGCTCCTTATAGGCCCTTAACTGCACTTGACTAACTGTAACTGTACCGCCTGCATTGGTTGCCGTAGCACGCAGCGATATGTTGCCTGTGCTTGTCGGAGTGATGTTGGCAGTGTATGTGCCTGCCGTGGTTATCGATGCAAGATATTGCGTGTTATCAATCCACAAGCGCAGCGTTACATCGGTGATGCTGTCAACCACGATGGTGATGCTATACTCTACATCTTCACACACCTCAACAATCGATTCAAGGATTGTGATGTCTCCGCTGTTGGTCAATGTGATTGTTGCCTCGCCATTGCCAACGCTCCACGTATCGCCTCCGACAACTGTCACGTTATCCCAGCCAAGCGGAGGACAATCAATGCAACCACCCCAATCATTGAAGTATGGATTGTACATGTAGTATTGGCCGCATGTGTTGGTGCAAAAGTCCGCAATCGCTAAGCGATAGCAGCCGGGCTCAATCTCATAATCAGCCAAGGCAATCGCTGCGGTTAGGTATTGGTCCTTGACAGTTAGCACCGGATCTAATCGCTCCACTACTGTCAGCGTTGCGGCATCCACCAAGCCGGCGAACAATGCGCCCGAGCAGTACGGCTGGAAGTCCACCAAGGTGATGCTGCCCTCGAAGTTATCACCTGGCTTAGCCACGATACCAAGCAACAGCACACTGCTGTTCGTGTTGGTTGGAATATCGTTCAGCTTGAGATATATCTCATGCGTGCCTGGTGCGCTAACGTCCACCATCGTACCATTGGCAAGACTAATCTGCAATGTGCCGATTGGGTTTGCATCGATGGTGATGGTCACCTTAAACTCCAAGCAATTAATGAACTTGTAGTAAGATATCAAAGCACCAGCGGAGTCATCCAAGTTAGTCGGGAAGTTGATATTAAACCCGTCAACAATTACATCATTGATACCAGCGTATTCCTTAAATCGCAAGTATCCGCACTGCCCGGTCTCAAGCTGCCAGAACAGCTGATCGTTGAAGTCAGCAAGCTGGGCGAACTCTGAGCCACAGCCCTCGCAAGCTTCAGGCAATACGCTGTTGAATATGATTGGTTGGTTTGGTATTGAGGTGTAGCTCATGGCAGTAACTTGTTGGATCGTAGTTCGAATTGTGCGCCCTTGCGCATTACGCTTTCAATGTTTATGGTCTTGATGTAGGTCGGCACCACAGCCAGCGCATCGTCTCGCCTGCCGAGCAGTATCGGCTTGGATGTCTCCGATGTGATGGCGTTAATCTCTGCCATCGTTAGTGGCCTGTTGAACTTGTAGAGGTAGGCTTGCACATCATCGATGTTGACTGGCTCCAGCGTTTGCGGTGTAAATGGTTCGCCAAGTACCGAGAAATAAGAAAATGCAGATGGTAGCGTAGTGTTTTGAAAACCACTACCGAATCGTAAGAAAGGTTGTAATACATTTGGAAATGGTGCGGTTGCGGTTGCCTGTACACCTATATCGATTGCCAAATAATCGCCAGCCTCACAAATAAATATTTGATTGTTTATTTCATACCAAGCAGGCTGACCGGGGTTTGCGGGGTCATTACCACCGATTGTTCGAGTTTCTAAAAGATTCAAACCGCTATCGAATCGTTTTACCATTAATGAAATACCGCGACCTGCTGCAAATGTTATAGGCGTAAAGGTTGTAGGGTCTAAATATTCACCAAGTACAAGCCCTGCGTTAACGGTATAAATACCGGGATTCGATACGATATAATACTCGTATGTATTCGGTACGGGCTGCGTAAAATTATTCGGGTTAACAACTGGGTCGAGCCAAATAAAATAGTGTGCGAGTGTACCCGAAACCGTGTTTAATGTCGGTGCATTAACAACGCTCAATCTGTTTAATATTTCATTAGCCAGCGTTGCATCAAACCTCAATGAACCAGTTGCGGTTACAGGGCTAAAACCCTCAAAAAAAGATAGCAACGAATTTGGATAACCACTCAACCAATTAGCCGATACAACTTCATTTCGGTATGTGCCATTATAAATAGTATTACCAACTAAATACGGGTCGTAACCGTTAGCGGTAGCCGTGTTAGGGGCTTGGCTACCTGTCCAATTCGACTGAATGATTACGCCGTTTGTTTCGTAGCCTGTATTGTTAAATACAACAATATCCTGAATAAGGTTAGTATCAAATATTATTTCGCTCGTTTTAAGGTTTAATATATTGCTTGTATTGCACTCGCCAACGAATCCAAATTTCTCGGCTCTAAAGCCCCTAAACGGCGTTTGTGTAAACTCGCATAGCGTATCGCCGTTATCACATTGCCCGACCTCTAAATAAAGTTCGTTGCCAAACTCAGCGGCTTGGTATAAGCGCCGCGTATCGAATTGCATCTCAATATCGGGCTGGTCGTACAAACTAACCGACGGGCTGATTTGTTGAAAGTACGAAGCCTGCTCGATTCGTAACAATGGGCGACCATTCGACTGCTTTTCAAAACCCATACCGAGGTTTAATTTAGACCTCAACGCTAAATACAAGTCCTGAAAATTGGCTAAAATCTCAACATTGCTTTTTGTCCTTATCGATTGGCCATTCGTATAGAATGCCACATCGGCTTGAGGATAACTTGCCGCAAAGAAGTTTGAATCAAAATCGATTAAGCCATCGCTCATGCATGTTACCAAATGCGCGAACGTGTCGTAAACCGTGTAAGCATAAGCAGGGTTGGGGTAAATGATTACGCCAGGATTAAACACGTAAAGAGGCACAGCCGTTGGTGGTGTTATCTGCGTGCCATTCTTTGAGGTTGTTAAACGCAACGAAAATGGAATATTCTTGTTGTTGTTTATCTTGGTACTGAATGTCTCATCATAAACCTTGGTCTTCACTTGGCATCTGTCCAGCACAAAGTTGGATTCAGTGACAATGATGTACCCATCGACAAGCTTCTCCCATGTGCCGGAATTGCAAAGATATTGCACCGATACTCGAACCAACTCACAGTAGCCCGATGTCGCAAGCTTGTTGTACAAGTAGGTAAATACATCACCGCCAAATATCAGCTCATTGTCGAATGATACAATGCGAGCACCGATGGTACTGTCCTCATTTATTGTGATGCCAAAGTCCTCTGGATTCAGTGGCTGACCTCGGTCAATATTGTCGATAAGGAACTTTAATTCTGCTGCCATGAATATCTTGAATCAAAGCCGTTAATGTTTATCACTGTATTCTTTGCCGCCATCGTGCGATTAAGCTTATCAAGCTTGCGCTCCATGCTCTTGCTGTTTAGTGATGCGTTGACTGTGATGCCATCCTTGCGCTTGTTGGCATAGCTCAAGATCGCTGGGCGAACGTATCGCTGGTCTATTAGCTTCCTGAATGCTGCACTGGATGTATTAAGCGCATCCAACTCAGTGCGATGGCGTGAGGTCGATGCCTTGTTTACAACGAACTCACCACGCTCTGCTTCAATCAATGTGCCGCCTGCTTCGTGGCTTCGCCCTCCAACTGCGCCACCCTTCTTGAATTTAGGGATTGGCTGTGATGCAATCAATGCAATCTGCGCAAGTCCTGATGCCAAAGCAAGTGCCTTGAGAATTGGCCCCTTCGCGCTTGCAACAGCGACCGCCGTGCCAATTGTAGCCTCGAAGATTGCAGATGCTTTTTCCGCAACCGCTTGTCTGCGCTTCTCGGCTGCAACCTTTTGTGCCGTCCTTAATTGCAATGCTTCAAGCTTGCGCTGCTTCTGCGCTTCGTTTAATGTGCTTTGTTCAATAGCCAACTTCTCGGCTTCTGATGAAGCATTAATCTCATCAATTCGCTTTTGCGATTGAACGCCTTGCAGTTCGATTATTTGCCCCAATACATTAGCGGTCGCTTGTGCAATGTTAAGCAGATTGTCTAGCTGCTCATCTGCCGTCTTCTTCTGCTCTTCGCGAATGGCGGCTTGGGTTTCAGCATTTATCAGTTCGATGATTGCTGCATTGCCTTCGGCCTCAGCAATTCGCTTCTCGCCATCTTTCTCAATCAGCTTGATGCGGCGATCGAGCGATGTGCCCTCGTTAATCTCCGCCGCTTTCAATAAGCTGATTTCATCGTTCAAGCCTTGAACCCTGATGCGCAATGTTTCTTGCGCCAACTTCTCAGCGGCTTCCTTATCCCTTGCCGCTTTATCTTCTGCGGCCTTTTTGTCAATCTCTGCAATCTGCTTGGTTGCATCTTCCTTGATTACAGTAATTGCGTTTTGCAATTTCTTTTCTTCATCGCTTCCAGCCTTAAACTTCGAATCAATAAACGCCTGCTCAAGTTCTTGAATCTTTGCATTGCTTTCGGCCAAAACTTTTTCGCGCTCATCAAGCTGCGTTGCCAGTGCTTGGAGTTCAAGATCTGCCAACTTCTTGCGTGCCTCATCTCTTATCTCAAGTTCGCGCTTTGCAGCTTCCTCTGCTGCTTTTGCTCTATCCTCCGCTGCCTTCTTGGCTTCAGCATCGCGCTGCGCCTGCTCTTCACTTGCGAATGCTTGATTGATGCCAGCGATGGCTGTGTTTTGTTGTATGTTAAGAGCAATGACTCTGTCCTGACTTGCTTTTATATTCGATTCAGTTGTGGCAATTTGTGTCTGAAGTCTTTTAGTCTCAGCACTTGCAACAACTTCTCCGGTACGTGCCGCAGCTCTTGCATCTGCTTGGCGTGATTCGGCAAGCTCTTTTGATAATCGCTTCTGCTCTAATACTGATTTTGTTTGGGCACCAATCTCAACCTTGATATTGTCTTCGACAGTTTTGTTAGTTTCTTTTAGCACTTGCTGCCTGTCCGCTTCTGCCTGCGTAAGCTGACCAGTTGCAATCTTTATCCTTGTAGCTGAATCAAGTTGCAAGTTCTGCAACTCCTGAATGGCCTTGCGCGATCCTTCAGCAGCCTGCTTGGATAACTCAAGCGAGCGATTAAATGAAGCCTGATTCGCTGCTGCATCCCTTAGCTTATCCACCAACAACGCAACGCCGGTGATGAACAAGCCGATGCCAGTCGCAGCCAACGCCACTCTGAATGCGCTGATTGCTCCAGTGCTGATGGCAGTGGCAACAGCGACCGCCTTTTGCCCGGCAGCATACAGCGCAAGCTTAAGCGGACCTTGCCCAGTGATCTGATTCGCCAGGTCATTAACGCCGTTAGCGATGGCAGTCACAGCCGTGGTCTTGGCAATCACCTCCTGCAACTCCTTGCCTTCAGAACCGAACAAAGCAGCAGCACCTTGCGCCACCTCGAAGCCTGATGCCAGTGCTTGCGTTGCGCCTACCGCTGCATCGAACTTAAAGGTGTCAGATGCCAGCACGCGCACTCGCTCCCTGGTATCTCCAATCTGGTCCTCAAGCTTTGCCGCTGCGAACAGCAACTTATTGAATTCATCGCTGTTCTCTTTGCCCTGCTCTTCCAACAATGCGAGCTCTTGCTTGAGTCCGCGTAGCTGGCCAGTCAATGTCTTTTGCTTCTCTTCAGTCTGGCCAAAGGTGCGATTTAATTCGGCCTGCTCTGCATTCACTTGCGTGATCTGACTCTTCAGCGCAGCCTGCGCCTTGGCGTTATCCTGATAAGCCTTGCTCACCTTGTTGCCGGAAGCAATCAATGAAAGCTGCTCCTTCTGCAATTCCTTAAGGTTAGCAGTGAGCTTGTCGGATTCTTTGTTTAGCTGGTCGAGTGCCGCCTTTACTTGCGTGCCACCAAAGGCGGCAGCACCAGCCGCACCCATCTTCTTAAATTCGTCTCCAACTTCTTTGGTTGTCTCCTTGGTGTCAGCAACAATGGCATCGTTAGCCTTGATCACTTCATTGACCGTTGCCTTGAGGCTCGAGGCTTCGGCCTCATAAATAATCTCAACCTTTGCTGCCATTTTTTTGCTGCTTTATGAACAGCTCAAATTTAAGCAAATAAGTTGAAACATCGGAGGCCATAAGAGTATTGAACTCAACGATGTTGCCATCGCTCAAGTTCATAATCTGATTGCGTAAGTCATCCACTACTTTTTTCGCCCGGTGTCCAGGTGAGTAGTTAAATGCTTGAGCGCTTGTGTCAGCTTTCGCTGCTCCTCCACGTTGTACTCCCACAATATCTGAAAGTCTTTGGGAGACATAGTTAACAATGGCATCAGCGGAGCGATATCCAAGCGAGTAAAAAAATCATGCGAAGCCTCCTTGCACATCGCTTCGAATAACTCAAGTTTCTGATTGTGAATGGTAGGGTCAATCACGCCGGGATCTTCATCACCACGCACCACCCAAGTCGCTGAAAGGTTAAGCAGCAAGTCGCGATGTATCACCGTGTCTTGCCTCTCGCGGATGACATGGATATATCCAGCCACAACCGCCGCGTTCTTTGGATTGCTCAAGCCTGCGCTCAGTGCCTTCTCCATCCCTGCAAGTATGCGCTCCATCTCTGCACCTGATAGCCCAGAGCTGATGCGCTCCATCAGGGCCATCGACATGCTGAACCTTTCAAGCGGTAGATTCAATTCTTTTGGGAATCGATAGTAGGTATGGCCCTCATGCTTGAACAGCTCAACCATTGGCCTCAGTGGCTTTGTCTGCTTACTGCGTGTAAAAATTGAGCGCAGTCGCTCTGCGGATCTTTTGAATAATTTCATCGAGGGTATTTTTCGTGGTGATCTCTTTGTCGGTGCTCAGAAACGTGATGAAGCAACGCTCTGCCTCTTCATCTTCGTACACCGTGCTTATGTCATGCGTGTTGATCAGGACATCAATCCACTGCTCTTCCTTCTCGAGAAGCTTGTCAACCTCATCACTGTGCTGCAAGGCTTCGACAATGATGAATCCGGTGAGCATACTACCAGCGTAACAACGGGCAGGCTTCATCAGTCAATCGAGTCTTAGCCGGAAGGAAGCAGCCACACTCCCGGCATGTGTTGGTTGCCTTGATGCGATACGGACATTCTTTGCATATCGCCATCCGAGGCTTGGATACCTCGCGGCTCTCCTTGGTGTCAAACGCCCACAACGCCCAGCCGTGCGCGATGTTCTTTAGCACTCTAAGCATTCGAGTAAGTTTATGGTTTGAGGTTCGTCAACATCCATGTTCACCACGCTGAAGCTGATGCAGTCATACAGCACATCGCAGATGCTGAACTGGTCGCAGTTCAATCCAATCGTGTAGCCTTGCAACGCATCAACCTTTGCGCCCTGGATAGTGATGATGCCATCAATGTCCGATGTCGCAGTGAAGGTCTGCACGCGCTTGGTAGCGTTGTGCGTAATGGTCACAGTGTATTCAGTCTCAGGTGTGACCAAGCCGAAGCTTATGCCTGCATGGCAAGCGGCCACGCTGATGCCCGAATCAAAGCAAGGAGTACATACGCTCATAGATAACGCTTTAGGATTGCGTTCACAAAGTAACGAAAACAATCTAAAAAGTCAGCACGCTCGGCAATGTTTTTTCGGTTGCTCTTGATGATGCTCCCATTGGCATCGCACTGCACTTGCTTCGCATCGAACACGAATCCCTTGCACCGCTTGGAGTTGACACGGATGTCAAGCTTGCGAAGCGCAGCATTGCAATCGATTCTGCTGTTGTAGTGCGTTGGATTCGCCGGAATCAGAAACTGGCTATCGGTCAAGCCGAGCCGTCTCTTGATCTGCGTGTATGCACTTGAGTTATCACGCTGCTGCACAGTCCCACCTTTGCCCATCGCATCGCCTGTGATGCGTATCAGCCCCATCGGCACTCCGAGCGCAAGCACAGCATCGCAGAACGCATCCACGCTGCCCTTGTCAATCTTTATTTCATCCACCACTACCGCGCCTCTGCCAACATGCTGGATGACCAATGCGCAAAGTGGATTGATGTTGAAGTCAACGCTTATGTGCACTGGCATGTTTCGGTTGAGCTGCACGCTATCATCGATGTGCTTCTCATCGCTCCACTCGTACAGGAATGGGTTAGCCACATCATCCATCACATCCCAATCGCCCTCCACGAATCGGGCGTACTGCACTGGCGGGAGCTCCTTAAGGCTTTCGAGATACTCGGCTGGGATGTGAGGGTTATCGGTAATCTTGCTCGGGATGAATGTCCAACGTTCGGGCAATTTACCTTCTCGGTATGGGTTGTAGATTATATCCTTTACCCAGTTATTCGCAGGGTTGCACGTTGCAAGGCATACAATCGGCGGCTGGCCTATTGCCTTGTTCCAACTTCCAATGCGTTCCTGTACTTTGTAGAACGTGACATCTTGTAGCTCGTTCACCTCATCTAATCCAGCGCCGTTAACCTCGAGACCTTTGAAGCGGTTGAGGTCTTTATCATCGTCAAAGCTTTCAGCCATGAAGATAAGTTCACTGCCATTGATGAAGGTTACTACCTGCGTGTCGCGGTTCCAGTTCTCGACATATCGGTCGATGCCATCATTCAGGATTGAACTAAACGATGGAAAGGTTGTTCGCTTCAGGTCGGGCAGGCTGCGGCGAATAATGACCCAACGGCTTCGTGGATATTGCAGCGCAAGGTAAACAAGTGTAATCAATAGCCAAGTGGTTTTGCCACCTCGTATACTCCCCCCAAATACGATTACACGGTACTGCCCAGACTCAACAGCCTCGAGTGCTATGGACTGCCTTTCAAATAGTTCGAAGTTCATTAATCCTCCTCATCATTCGGGTCGGGCATGCAGTCGATAACATGGCGAAGCACCAGCACCAGGCAGTACGCAAGCCCAACCATGAACAGGGTGAACAGCACTCCGATGCCAATCGATTTAAGCATTGCCATCCTCTTTCGTCTTGATGATCACCAACGGCTCGGTAGTCTTCAGCGTGGTCTCGTTGGTCTGCTTCGGCTTGCCGTAGGCGCGGTCGAGCAGCAACTCGGCGGCGCGGGTATCGCCTTTAGCTGCGCGTGCGCGTATTGCTTTCAATATCGCTTCAGCCGCCGTAACGCCATCCTTCTCTTCGCCCAATACATCAGCGAGTAATACGTGAAGCTCCGGCAATTTACGAGGTCTGCCGTTCGGGTTTAGTGTTTCACCCTTCTTCATCTTTCTGCCATCATGCGGGAATGCCATGTGTCTGTATTTCGTCTGTTTTATATGGCTGACCATTGCGCTTAATCGTAAGCGTTGGGTCGAGTTTAATCATGCGGTCGACTATCACTTGGCAATACTTCGGGTCGAGTTCCATGCCGTAACATTTGCGTTTGAGTTGATGTGCTGCTACCATTGTTGTGCCACTTCCTAAAAATGTGTCATGAACATCTCCATCATGGTTTGCAATAGCTTTAGCCATACATTCAATAGGTTTTTGAGTTGAATGCCCTGTTTCACTTTTAGATGGCTTTGCTATTTCCCAAATTGTAGTTTGTTTTCTATCACTTGCCCAATTTCCCTTGCTGCCTTTTTTAACTGCATACCAACAAGGCTCATGCTTCCAATGATAATCAGCCCTACTTATAGCAAAATTAGATTTAACCCATATTATTTGACTTCTTATTATAAAATCACAATCCTGTAAACTTTTTTGAACTACACCGCTAAAAATTCCAGCGTGATAAACATAAGCAACCTTAGAAGGTGTTAAAGACCAAGCTTCTGTCCAATCTGCATTATCATCATTTTTTACTTTCCCTATGGCTCTGCCAGCGATGGCAGAGCCATCTTCTCTTAGTGCATGATTTCTCCAATCAGCATCATAAACTACCCCATAGGGAGGGTCTGTAATCATTAAATAAGGTTCTTTACCATTTAATAATTTAGCTACAGAATCGGCTTCTGTTGAACTGCCACAAAGCAAACGATGCTCACCAATCTCGAAAAGGTCACCAAGCACGATGTCGGTTTGTATTTCGTCAGGAACTTCGTAATCATCCTCAACGGCTTCAAGTGATTGCTCTGTTTCGAAGCTTGGAATATCCAAGCCCCACGCATCCAGCTGCTCGGTATCCCATTCGTTTTGTAGCATAGCCCAATCCCATTCGCCTCCGCTTACGTTATCTTTTATTAAGAACTCGCGTTGCTGCTCTTCGGTTAAGTTATCTGCAATGATTATAGGTATTTCCTTTAATCCGGCTTCTTTGCATGCCTTTAGTCGCATATTACCACCAAGCACCACCATGTCGCTATTGACTACGATAGGGCGGATGGAAAGCATCTCAGGCAAGTCTTTGATTGACTGCACCAATTTAGCAAACTTCTCATCCTTAATCAATCGAGGATTGTTCGGGTTGAGTTTAACTTCTGATATCTTAACTGCTTTTGTTTTCATCTCCTACGTGCTTTTCGGTACTTCTCAGCCTCTGCCAGTGCTATTGCCTGCGCTTGCTGCGGTGAATATCCTTCGCCTATTAGCTTGCGGATGTTCATCGAAATGACCTCTTGGCTGTCTCCTTGGAATAGTGGCATGCTATGCTGTGATTAGTTCGGTAAAGATACGGCCTTCGTGCTGTGCGTTAAGGCTGTGCCCATTGGTAACGATTTGATTGTATTGCCGTGGGTATATAACGAGGTTGTGCAGCTTGCCCGATGCGAATACTTTGCACGTATAGGCATTGTTCTTATCGCGGTCTTCGGTTGGCAATATAACCCCGAACTTATACTCAGGTTCATCGGTTGGCAGAATCAGCTTGTTAACCTCTGCAAAGCCTTTCAACTCCTTTTCGGTGAATGCCACGGCTATATCGTACTCCATGCTCGGATGCGTAAGATAGCCGAAATAATGCGGCTTTCCGTTAACCTCTGAATCAATGAATACTCCGGCTCTTAATCTGCGTGTCATAGGTTGTATGTATCAATTCGTTTCTTAACCATTTCAATGAATTTCTCCATCATTGCCGCGTAGAAGCTGTTGAAGTCCTTATGCCCTTCGGGCGCGTGTTCAAATAGCACGTAGAGCGTTGAGCGTAACCGCTGGCTCGGTGTCTTGCTTCCAAGCTCTGCGGCATCGAGCTTCAGGTTATTGAGTATCTGTTCATCGTTATAGTTGAACTGCTCGCCTTTGAATGCCATCACACCCACACCACCCATCCACTGGTTGAAGAGTGCGCTCGTTTGCTCGGGCGTTAGCTCCTGCGTTCCGATTGTAACCTTGATGGTTTTATCGCGGCGCGTGGCTACCGATTCAATGGCGCAGGGTATTGTTAAAAGCTTAGCATCCATATTCAGGAATATTGCGCTTAGGTTCGTTCTTAGGATTTGTCTTTAACCCATCCATGTAATCGTACACCATACGGCGAATCGATGACTTATGCGACTCGGGAACACGAAAGGTAATGTTAACCGTTGGCTCGCCATATAGCGGCTTCGCTCCAGCTCCCTCGCGGTAGCCACCTCGCCCTGTCTTTATGTTTTCACTTTCCATTGATGTTTGCAAAGATAAGTATTTATTTGATTGTGTGATGCATTTCGATGCCGTTTTTTTTCAGAAGCATAAGCCACTCATAACAGCGTTTAAGGTACACCTTGCGCACGAATGAGCCATCAGGCGCGTGTTTCAAGTAGGCTGCATAACTTCGATGCGTTCGAGTGGTGCTGTGGTATGTTACGCATCCATCGGTTATCATTGCCTCACTCGGTTCGTAGTTATTCATGCGCTCGATTAGTTGCTCTTCGATTGTCATTAGAACGGATTAAAATCAAAAGTTTCATTCGGCTGCATTGCCTTTGGGCTACCGTTTAAGATTGGCTCGGCTTCAGGCATAGGCAAATAAGAGCTGCCACCACTCGAGCCGCTATCGTGAAAGCTCGTTATGGTGCTATTATGCTTAAAGAGTACCTCACCAGTTGAGCCTTGCCGGTGCTTCTCAAATAAATAAAACACATCGGAGCTATAAGGGTTACCAGCTTCATCGTTCAATCCGTAGTATTCAGGGCGGTAAACAAACATAACCGTATCGGCATCCTGTTCGATGCTTCCCGATTCGCGAAGGTCTGAGAGTATCGGTCGCTTATCGGCGCGTTGCTCGACCTGCCTGCTTAACTGGGCAAGTGCAATAATTGGTATATTAAGTTCCTTTTGCGCGGCTTTCAACGTGCGGCTTATCTCGGCAACCTCAGCCTCGCGATTACCGCCTCTGAAGCCCTCGATTGTCATCAACTGAAGATAGTCAATAATTGCCCATTTGCAATTGTTCTTACGCGCTTCTCGGCGCATTATGCGTATTGCCTCATGCACACCGCATCGCGGCTTATCGTAAATCGTGATGGGTAGCTTCTCAACTAACCCGATTGTGGTTTCAAATGCGTGTAGCTCGGGCTGCGATAGGTTGCCATCGCGTAGGCGTGCGCTGTTTATTGAATCGTTTGCATGTTGAAGTATGAGCCGCTGGCAGAGCTGGCTTTGATTCATCTCGAGGTTGAAGTATATGCCCGGCTCATTGAACTGGCAGGCGTGGTATAATGCGAGGGCGGTCTTACCCATCGATGGGCGGCCTGCAATGATTATAAGCTCGGGATGAAATCCGCCAGTGAATCGGTTAAGTGCTGCGATGCCGGTATTGAGCCCGCTTGTTTTACCGCTTTGATGTAACGCAGCACGGCGGTAGTATGCTTGCCTCTCTTCGTGAGTTAACTGTGGTGTGGTTATGATGTTATCAGTAGGGCTGCCATTCTCGATCAGGGTGTTAAGCCGTTTAATGATGTTAACGGCTGTTTCGCTTCCGCTCGATTCTTTGCCGAGCCCAAGTGCCTGCTCGGTTAGTATGGTGTTTATATTGCGTTTGATGTGTTCATCTTTGAGGATTGCGATGTATTGGTTAATCGGTTCGGAGTAGCTTAACTCATTGCCCCACTGAGTAACCGATGCAATCTGTTGCGGTGTTAGTGCTTTGTCCTTTGTCGCGTATTGCCCGAAAGTAACGAATGTAGGCTGCTTGCCGTCCTTCATAATCGCATTAATGAGCTTAAATGTTTTAAGCGCGGTATCGTCTGCGAAGTAATCTTCGATAAGCTGCGGCGCGATTTCTCGGTAGTTATCATCGCCATTAAGGCAAAGAAACATTAGGGCTTGTTCTATCTTTGGTATGTTCATAATTCAAATTTAGTGAATGAATGCTTTATTTTTTTTATTCCATTTTAACGCCCATCGAGGCGCGTGTCTTTGTTGGTGGTGGTTGTTTAGTGTTGTTGCGTTTAATTTCAAATAAACCGCTCCATCCGTTGGCGATTGCTTCCTCGAGCCCTTCAATTACTTCCTCTTTGGTTTTATAAATTTTACGCATTTTTTTAATTAGCAATTCAATCGAGTTATCAGTTGGGTATTTCTTACGTGCAATACGTTCGGATAAAAATTGGATAAATAAGCTATTTATTTTTTCATCAGCAAAATGCTCCTTTTTTATTTCATCAATATTCTTATAAATTTTATTTGCATTTATACTATCACTATCACTTACACTATCACTTACACTATCACTATCAGGTTTTTTGGGTTTTGAAATAACCCGCTGGGTTTTTTGGGTTTCATTTTTACCTAATTGGTTTTTAGTTGGTCTGCCTCCTTTAGCCCCGTTTTCACGCGACCTTTCAGCTCGTTTCTCATACTTTACTCCATCTCTATCCAAGCTCGATTTAATGAATCCAAAGGCAATAAATAAAGGGTTGTTTATTTCGGGTGTCTTTCCGCTGGTTTGATATTCAAATATCATTCGCATTAATTTACCGAGCTGTTCATCGCTTAGGTGCTGAAGAGTGTCGTAGGTGTCGCTGTATAGTATAAATGATTTTCTCATAAAAAAAAACGCCCTTTGATGGCTGCGGTCGAAGCGGCTCGGTTGTTACACCTTGCCTCGCAGCCCCCAAAGGGCTTCAAGATTTTTGAAACATCATTCAGGCTTCGACCTCTGAACGCTCAAATATACAAATTTTATCTGACTTCCTTGCACGATACCCGCGTATCGGTAGTGTATTTTTTATTGTTAATGATTACCGTTGTGCTGGTTGTCATCTGCTCAACGTATTGTTTATTCTCGCGCCGTGTCATGCCGCATTGCTCTATGATAACAGGCGGCTGCGGCTGCATCTGCCCATATTGATTGGTGCTGCTCTGCATTATTCGACATTCGAAACATCGCTCGCAGCTGGTGAATAACATCGCAGCGGCGAATATTAGGCACGTAGTGCTTGTGTAAATTGTTTTCATGTGTTTAGTTGTTTATCTTAAATACTCTTCAATTATTTCAATGCACTCCATTAATCCAATACCGAACACAGCCTTATATCCTACCATGTTAAGATGGTTTAGCATTGCGTGTTGCTCTTCGAGGTGCTGATCAGCATACAGCGTACCATCGAGCCGTTGGATGCGTTCGCCGTCTTTTTTGATTTCGATGTATAGCCCGGCGTAACCGTTCGATGGTTGGCAGATGAACAGGTCAGGGTAGCCTCGATGCGGGTTAAGCCCCTTGTGGGATTTCGCTTGCCCGATGGTCATCTTAACCCCTGCGCTGAAGTCGAACCGCCATATTACATTCGGGTACTTTAGCTTCATAAACTTCGATATTGCGAAGTAAATGTCGGTTTCTTTATGGGCGTTGCGTTTGGTTCTCATATTGCTCAATTGCTTTAAAAATTTGGTAAACTACTTGCGGAACTATTGCATTGCCTCCGGCTTTGATTGATTCGTTTCGCCACTTAGAAAAGGTAATAGAGTCCAGTCGGTCGGAAAGCCCATCATTTCGAGTACGAATTGTGGGTTCAGTTGTTGGGAAATCTCTCCAGTTTGTTGAGTGTGCTTCCCAAGCATTACCGGCAGATTGTTCAATTGGTCTGCTCTGCTCTTGCCATCCTTTCTCGTCATTCCATTTGGTGATTGACCGCTTTTGCAGTCTCTCGTTGTTGGTGTTGGTAGCATTTGATTCTTTATCAATTGCGGCAAACTCATTTGTAGATTGATTCCTTTTTCTGCCCATTTTTCTTTTCGCGCTTGATACTTTTCCGGAGTCTGGGCATCCTTGTAATCCCGAGTGGCGGGTGTCGGCAACATCCCCATACTCATCGCTCGTGTCAGCGTTACTGAGTGCATCGAGCCTTCCTTCACTTGGCTGCTCTTCATCGTTGCCGTTGCGTTGGTTGAGTCCATTGCCGTTGGTGTTGGGAGCATTCCGTGAAACTGAAGATGGTCTATTATTGAGTTCGGTCTCGCTTCCCCGTTCGCTCTGCTGAACATTGATGTTGCTCCTGTTTCTTGTAGTGCCTGTACTCTGTCGGGGCGCTCCCTTTGGATTGCTGTTGGCGTAGGCAACAAACCAAACCCTGTCTCTTCTGTGGGGAGCATTGACGGATACAGCTGGAAGTACATACGGTTGTACTTCGTACCCTTGAGCTTCCAAGTCAGCCTGCACCTCGTGGAATACCAACCCTCCTGACCAATTAACAAGGCCGAGAACGTTTTCGCCCACAACCCAACGCGGCTGAATTTCTCTAATCGCTCTAAGCATCTCCGGCCAGAGGTGTCGCTCATCTTCTTTTCCAAGTCGCTTTCCGGCCATTGAGTATGGCTGGCAGGGGAATCCACCTGTGAGGATGTCAATTCGTCCTCGGTGAATAGTGAAATCTGTTTTTGTGATGTCTTCATAAGATATTGCATTTGGCCAATAATGTTTTAATACTCTTTGCCCGAAGGCGTTCCACTCGCAATGGAATATGTTCTCCCATCCCATCCACTCAGCGGCTAAATCAAAGCCGCCGATACCGCTGAATAAGCTGCCGTGTGTCATCGCGAATAAACTTTATCAATCATTCGTACCAGCTCGACCTTATTAAGGCGTTCAGCATCATCGTAGAGGTCAATAACGATGCAGCGGTTATTCTCATAATCGTTATAGAACTTCCGATATTTATAGTTCGACTCATAATAATCGAAACCGCAAGCCATGAGATACGATGCCACGTTCTTATAGTTGTGATCGATGAACTCGCTCAGATTGCCTAATTCATATGCAGCGCTCATAATTGCTCGAAGTATTTACTTATTAACTGCTTCGCGTTCTCAATCTCGAGCGCATTGTGCCGGTATAGGTAGAGGTCGCTGAACTTACCCGACTGCTTAACCTTTGGCGGTATGCCGATGTAGTAAAAGTTCGCAGGGTTAAAGCCCATCAGCATCGAGTACCATACCGCTTGAACGTGGTTGAGGTGCCGTATCATATCCTCGGCGAATGCCTGTATCGTTGGTGCGCTTGTGGTTTTAATATCGGCAATAATGCCCTCGCTTATCCAGCACAAGTCCATCATGCCCTTGGCCTCGCGTTGGGTTCCATCAACCTCAACGCTGCCGAGCTTGATGTATTCGTGCTCTGATTCATTAAATAGTCGAGCAAGCATCGGCCATTGATTAATCGCTGTGTAAACATTGCGCACAGGTTCAGGCATCTTAATGAACGGTTGCTCGAGTAGGTCGAAGTGAAACGCAGCACCGGCATCGAGCGCGGCTTGTGCGTAGCTTATATCGCCTGTGTAGTGGCGTTTGATACGGCTCGCGCTCGTTGCTGGGTGTTTGATATACTCTTCGCGTGTCATGGCTTCACTTCTTTGAATTGTTCAATCTGATCAAGCGTAATGAATATCTGAAGCTCATGGCAGTACTTTGTAAATAGTAACGTCTGGCCGTGCTCAACGATATATTCGCGTGGTATATTCCACGTTGAATATTCATCGATTATGCGCACCGTATCGAATCGCGTGGCTTCTGTGATTAGCTTATAATTGAGGCCATAGGCATTGCGGTTAATCAGTAGGTGCTTAATGCGGCTGCGTTTAACGATTAACGTGCGGCTAGTCATGTCGATGTCTCCGATGTATTTCGGCTTCGGGTTTAATGAGTTGTTGGCCAATTGAATCGATACCGTGAGCTTATCGTTATTGCGGTTTACGATTATCCTATTGCCGCAAGTGTCGTCAATGTACGCTGAGTTATCGTTGATTTTCATTAGATTTCCTCCCAGTTTTCAATGCGTTTGTAAACTTTATATCCGGCATCCTTAACCATTTGAATTGCGGCTTCGAGCGTTATTACGCCATAGGTAGGCTTTTCAACCCCAAGGGATAGCTGGCCTTGTTTATTGCATTGCTCATTAATTTCGGCTGCTTTCTGCATAACTTGAATATATGATTTTCGGCTAAAGCGCGAACCTACAACCCAGTTGCTATATGTAGAAGAACCAAATCCAAGTGCAACACTAAAATTTTTATGGCTAAAAGGCGTTTTTTGTCTTACCTTTTCAAGCATAGCTATGATTTCTTCATGCTTATACTTTGTAAATTTATAAGCATTTCCATTTTTTAATACGCCTCTAATGGCCGCTGTTGATTTCTTTTGCTCTTGCTCTTGTTTTTGCTCGGCAAGATGTTTCTTAATCGAAATTGTTGGCCTTGTTGCAATTGCGCCTGAAAGGGTGTTTTTTTGATTTGTTTCCATGATTATCTGATTATTTGAGTTTTAGATTCGTAAAGTTCAATGCCATCGATGCTATCCACCCCAAGCTCCTTCATTGCTTTAGGCAGTCCGGTCAATAGGTCTTCAGCGGTTAGGTTCCCGACTGCGAATTGAACAGATAGCACCTTCAGCCAGTCCACCTCGCCATTGGTTCGCGCTTTAATCGTGGTGCGCACGTTCTTAGTGTGGTTCGTCTCAACGCTGGTAGTGTATAGGCTATCCGTAAACGATGCCATAATATCGTTAATTGATTGCGCTTGTCGCATCGCTGCCTCTGCCTCTTCCCTTAACCGTGCTTCAGCCGCAGCGCGTTCAACTGCGAGCTTCTCATGGTAATCGACCATGCGCTGCTTCGCCGATTCGATAAACTCATTGAGAGGTGCGATGGTATCTTTCTCGAGCTTCATCAATTCCTTTTTGAAAGCATCGAGCGGCGTTGTTACTTCCTTACGCGCTGCTTCGATTGCCTTAACTGCATCGCTTACCTCCTTAACAGCGACATTCATAGCCTCATAAGTTTGCTTATTATCAATGTCAAAAGCTATTAAAATAGGCGTACCAGAGCTGATAGGGCTATTTACTTTTTTAGAATATTTATCTATCGTAGCCTGCGCGTTTAATGTTTTAGGCGAATTAATCGCGAGGTATATTTTTTCAATCGGTATTTGTACCTTTGCCAGTGTGTTCATGTTTGTTTCTATTAGTGTGAGAGGGGCGGCACTTTACCGCCCCTTAATTGTTTAACAGCGTTAATCCCAAGGTAGGTCATTCGCTGCTTTTTGTCCGAATATATCGTCAATATCAGGCAGCTCTTCAAAGTTCTGCGGCGGTTTATTAAACGCTGACTTCTGCTCGTTGCGACTCATTGCGATGTATTCATCCGATTCTTTAATCTTATCTTGAATGAACTCGGGCAGCTTGGCGAAGGTAGCTTGATCGTGCGCGGTTGGCGTGTAGGTGAACGCCTCGTTAATTGGTGCCGGGCATTCGTAGCCCTTCATCAGCGGAGCGAAGCTGATAATATTTGCGTAGGTGTTCTCGCCTTTCGTTACGTGAGCGATATTAACCATGCACGTTTTACCGAGCATCTTGAATATGTCGAGTTTTGCTGCTTCGGCATCGCTTAACTTTTTGCCCATCCATGCTGAAATGTCGCGGCGTAGTAAGGCCTTTTCATTCATCGAAAGCGTGTAGATGCTGCGAACATAATAGGGTTGTTCGCCTCTGCTTTCATCAAATACTGCCAACTCGGTAGGTAGCTCGAATAGGAATTGAACTTTGCGCTTTTTGCCGGGATAGTTACCGCCCTGCTCAGTGGTTCCGAGGTCAATGATTTGATAGCAGCGTGCAGGGTAGCTGCCTTCGGGTGCGATTTGGCGGTTCGATTGTCCGCCGATTGGTGCTGTTAAAGCCATGATATAAATGTTTAAGGGTTAAAGGTTATCGGATTCGAGTGATTGAATAAGGTCGCGGTTAATGCCATCGATTACGCTGGTAAACCTATCGACATAATCAGCGCGAGATAGTGGCTCGAATAATCGATGCTCGGCTGGTACGCCCTCGACTTGCTCGCGGTGGAATTTACGCGCCATGTTTGCCGCGCCTGAATCGCAGCGTGTGTGAATGCCCTTTTGGCATCCGTGTGAAACGAGCAAGGTCATAACGCCGCTGAGGTGATCGTAATGGTAGAACTCTGTGCGCTCGTAGTTTTGAAATGTGGTACTTGTGTCCATGTGTATAAAGGTTTAAGAGATTAAAGGTTTGAAATTGCTGCGATGAGTTTAAGTTTTAAGGAATCAAAAGTTGCATAAGTCTTATGAAAGTCATCGCTACCGATGTAGCTCGCATCTTCCTTAATTGCCTTGTTCAATTGTTCGCGAAAAAACAATACTGACTGAAAGGCATCGAGCACCTTTGTATGCTCATTGTTGCGGTTGCAATTGTGCTTAACAAGCGAAGTCAATACTTCGATGCGTGCTTCGGCATCGTTCTGATTTTGTGTGATTGTGTTCATGGTGTAAGTGTGTAATTGTTTAACACTGCAAACATACAACTATTATTTGAACCTGCAATACACGAACAAAGAAAAAAGCAATTATTTTTTTCCTTAACTTACAACTCACTGATTTACAACGCGCCTAATTTTGCGCCCTTGTAATTCCGACACCAACAAGCCCCCCAAGTGCGAAAGCGAATGCGCGTGTCTCATACCACTTCTTTGGAGGCTCGGCCACGATTATATTGTTCATGCCGGTGACATGCACGTATGGATTGTCGATTCCAAGTCTTACCACCTTGTCGCGCTTACGCGATAGGAAGCCTTTACGCAGCGTATCTCCGATTGCAACGGTATAAGATACCGGAATTACGATTGAGTCCAACTGAAGCCGCCCTAAGCGGTTAATTTGCCCACCTATCTCGAGCCACTTACCCGGCCTGTGGAAGTAACGCGGTAGCCTCATGTGCGGAAAGCTATCGATATACACCGTTTCACCCAGTTCAATCTCGGTCTTGACAACTGTCCGCGTTTGGTATTTTACCACCACTTCAGGCTCACGCAATTCCAATGCTCGCAGTTTGGTGCCTGCCGCTGCCAGCTGCACACCTTGCGAATACATGCGCGTGCTATCTCTCGCAATGCGTACCGTGTATTCATTATTCAGCGAATCGAGATACATGGCATTGCTTTCGGCCTCGCCTAATGCCGCGCAAGTGCGCATTAATAGCAGCAATAAGAATAGGCATATTGCAAATAGGCTTAACGTGCTGATGTTGTTTTGCTGCATAGTATAAGTTCGTTTAATCGTTTGAGGTACGTGCTTTTATCGCGCAGCTCGTTTAGCAATATATCGCCCGCCACCTTAATCGGCATTGCCCGCTCGGCTATGTAAACTGCCAGCACCTTCACAAGTCGCTCATCGCATTCGCAATCGGTCGCTGGTAGGTTGCTCATAATTGCCGCGTTGCTTTTTTGACTAAGAGCCTGATGACAGTATCAAGCTTGTCAACACTATCCTCGAGCATCTTCATCAGGCCTTCGCGTTCCTGATCGGTTGCCCAGGTGTGCTCATTTATCATCTTGACCAAGCCACCGATTGATGTCAATGGCTGGCGCAGCTCATGGGATAAGGTGAAGCGAAACTCTTCAAGCAATATCTTCTGCCGTTCATATTCATGGCTGCTGATGGATGTCACATCGACCAATTGAATACCGATTAGATGCAGCATATCGACAATGGCGTACACGTTCCACATGTTATACCGCTCAGATGCCATCTTTTGGCGTGTCTTTGCGTAGGCCCTTACCGGATCGGGTGACTTGCTCTGTGCCTTCCTGATGGCGTTGAGCAGCTCATCACGATCGGAATCATGGGCAGCAATGTCGAGTATGTTGCCGGGCTTGATGTGGCTGCTGTACTCCCTGAACAAATCATTGGAGGTGACAATCTTGCCGTCCTTGTCGGTTATCACATAGAAGAGGTCGATACTCGACTCAAGGATGTGCAGGGATGCCATATGGCAAAGTTACTAAACTTTGCGCAAATCTTGTATCAATGCACTCCAAGCAGGCACACAACCGAGCGCATATTTAACAGTCAATAGCATTGTGAATGTTAGCACAATTCCGTTGGCAAGTATATCGTAATTCATAGGCATTTCACTTTGCGGCTCATTTCTTACAATCTGACTTTTGGGGATGTAATACGTGGCAGCTGGGTACAAAGATACATCGCACGGCTGAATTGTATCGAATGCCGTGAGCACTTTCGGCTTTAACGGTGTGGCAATCACAGCCTGAAAGCTCTCGCGGTTGGCTTGCGCAAAAGAGGTATCGGCATGAGCCGCTTCCCAGCTCATGGTATCGAGGTTTATCTTGTTATGCCTCGCAATTTTCACGGTGTCTCTACGAATCTGCTGCATCGCTCTTGGCTTTTGGGATATATCCTGCTGCTATTAGTGCTGCAATAATGGCTGTTAATGTCTCGGCTGTTATCACTTTGAATATGAGCAAAAAGATTGATACCAGAATCATCAGCGAGCCGATTGTGCTGCGCCAATGCTTTACAATCACATCAATCACTCGCCTTGGTTTGGTAGTTCTTTTTGGCATATGTGAATATACGCCAAAACCTTACCCACGTTTGGGCAACGTGGGGCTAAAAATTACACAATGAGAAATAGAGGTTAGCCTCTTCGCGGCGGCGATTGGTAAGCCCTGTGAGCACTTTGCCGCCTGCCTTATTCCAGCGTAGGAACTCATCCAAGATGCTCGGGTCGGCTGCGTTGGCTTTCGCCTTGCGCATCAGCGTGGACTTCACCAACGCGCCAGTCCCTACGTTGTAGCTGAAAACCACAAGCGCATCGAACTGGCATTGGTTGAGGTTAGGTAGGTGCTTATTGACTGCATCCTCGAACGGCGAAAGCGTTGCAAGTAGCAATTGCGTTGCTTCCTTTTCGCCTGTTAGCTTCTCGCCGAGCATCACCTTCTTGCCGTTCGGGTAGCGTGTCGAGCCGTAGCCTATGGTCGGCACGCCGGCAGGGCATAGGTATGAACTAAGCCGCAAGCCCTCATACTTCTTAATCAGATTCAGACCGAGAAGCGAGGTGGAGCGCATTAGATTACTAAATATTGTGCTGTTACAAAGACATACGAGAACAAATCGCCAGCGGTGTTAGATGTAATATTAATTTGAATTGTACTGCCTGATGGAATTGAGTTTAACCCCAAAGCAGTTACGTTGCTAATATTTGTATCGAACGTGATTGAACCATTAACTTGCCTTGGTCCTGAAAAGGTAGTAGCAACGGGAAGGCTTAATTCAAATGCCGCATCTGTTTGGGCTGCATCGAGCTGAACATCTAAGCGGATTGATACATTAACAACATTGCCAACCTTTGTATAAAAGCTTGTGTAAGGCGTTACGACCTCGCTGTAAGTCTCATTAGAAACTACTGGCGTGTAACTACCACTCTCAAACTGCGGCATCCCTGAATAGATATTCTGCACCTCGATTTGCTTCGATTGATTTGCGCCAGTATCAACAATGTAGAAAACATCTGTTGCCGCTGCCGTGCTGGTCGATGTTAGGTCTGTAACTTTTACGCCTGCCATAGTAGTTATTTTTTACAAAGTTAAGCAATTTTAATAAACCCATCGGGGTCAAATACGCCGCTTGTTTTTGGTCTGTACTCGTATGTCGTAAAGTCAAAATCAATAGGAGCTTCAAATACATTTACGCCATCGGGTGGCAGTATGCCATCGTAATGCACAGATATAATTGTATCGGGTGTGCCACGCAATGAGCCATCTAAATCAATCCAAACAGTTGTCATATTTTTATTTTTATTATTCGTGCGTTAGCCCCATAAGATACCAAGTAAATATATCCGTTAGTAGTGTCAATCGTAATAACTGACAAGCCGATATTTGTGGCATCAAACGAGGTGGTTACAATCTGCTTAAACATCTGCTTGGTGGCAGCATCCACGAGAGCCAAAGATGTCGGATTGAATACCGAGTTTGCAGGTGTTGGCTGCGCTATGTAAACATATCGAGTTGAGCTGTTATAGGCCAACTCATACGGTCTGTAAGCATCGGTGTAAGTATCGTATGTAAAGCTGGTTGCCGTTGTTGGTGTAATGTACAACAGCCTATTATTGCCGACATTGCCGATGATATATCGGTCTGAGGTAGCATCGTAAACAATACTATTCGGCGTACTCATTTGTGAGCCGACATTCACAGCAGCTATCGTTATTGCGTTTGTGTTTGGGTTAATCAATAGCATTGTGTTGGCATTAGGACAAACTACTGCAATCCTATCGTTCTGCGCACTCGAAGGGTTGCTATTAAGCACCATCGAGCGTGGGAAGGTTGAGCCTGCTGCAATGGTGGCAGTCACAGTGCCAGTTGATGGATTAATTACCGTGATATTGTTACTGCCTGAATTGGCGATAAATACCTTTGTTGCGCTGTACTCAATGTAGTGCTGCCCACGATTACCGCTGCCAGTTATATCAGCACCAGCACTTGCGCCAGTTGTGGCATTGAATCGGCTGATATTGCCATTGGCTAAATACGTTACCCATAACTGATTTACTGATGCAATGTAGAATACTGCATTAACGCCTGTTGTGCTTAATGTAGCAACCAAAGCATTTGTGCTGGTGTTAAATATGTATGTAACGTTTCCGCCAAAAAAAGGCACGTAAAGCCTGTTAATTGATGGCTCAACAAAGATGTCCAAGCAATTCGAGTTTTGACTTATGGCATTGCCGATTAGCTCTCCCTCAATGTATGGCGTACTGCTTGCGCTTGGCAGAGTCGCAAGGCTGCCATCGCCTCGCACGTATTGCGAGGTCGTGCCCCCGAGTACATTGCCTAAACTTCGGTTTTTCCAAAGATTGTTAACTCCCGTAGTGTAAACTAAAAAATCATTATTAACGGGCGTAACTGTTGTGATGTCCACATCGCTAAGCTCGTCAAGCTGGAAGCCGTTTTGTACGAAAACATATATCTGACCATTGCCAGCATTCGCACGCTCAACAATACCGATACGTGTCAAGTGATTTGGTGCTAATGGCAGCGTGTTGGTTAGTGAGCCTGCGGTATTGCCTACATAGAGCGTATCGCCTGCGGTAAACATCCCAGTGTTGATGCCATCGACCACGCCCTGAGTTATGATGTAGCCCTTTTGATTTGGCCCAATCGAACTGCTGAACACAAGCCCCACCGTTTTGGAGCTTGTTGCCTCGGTAGTGTTATTCGCGAGCTTCACCGTCATGCGGTCACCAGTTGCGCCAAAGGCATAGACAGGCTGCCCTCGGTTAATCGTTACGCTGTCGGCATTGGTTACATAAGCAAACATTTGATTAGGCGCAACGCCTAACAATTGAAAGTTCGTGCCGTCATATATTGCAATGAATTGCTGGTTAGGTGCAATGTCACCACCAATGATCGGCACAGTATTATTCTTTGCGATGTTTACCGCACCGAGGCCGTTGATGTTTAGCGTGGATGCGCCTGTATTTGCATTGGTGAATCCAATCGCATAGGCATCATTCAGGCTATATCCAGTAACGCCGGGAATACTTACGGCATAAGTATCAGTGCCTGTGGCTTGACCGCCTTGCATCCCTGTGGCCGCCGTGCTTGCAATGGTGAAGCTCGGATATGTGCCGGTAATTGATATGTCAGTGCCAGCCGTAAGCGATACAACTTGATCGGGGGCTGTGTTATCAATAGTGAAGTTAGGGTATGTTCCGCTTGTGCTTATGCCAGTGCCAGCCGTTAGCACTACCGTTTGGTCAGGTGCTGTGTTGCTTACAACATTACTTGTGATGTCAATGCCTGTGCCCGCTGTTAATGCATCTTGCTTGCCATCAAATGTGCTCCAATCTGATGAGCTTAAATATCCATCCGAGCTACTTGATGCTTGGCTGATGCTGATGTCAGGTGTTGCCCCACCGCTTGATGCAATCGGAGCCGTGCCAGTTACCGCAGTAACACCACCGCCACCGCCACCGCTCGGGATATTTACCTCAACCACACCGGGTGAAGTAAGCGAAGCCGTCACGCCATCGCCTGTGAAGTTCAGCGTGGTTGTATTGGTGCTTACATTTACGCCTTCATCCTGCGTGGTTAGTGGTGTTCCACCACCGCCACCAATTGCCACAAGTGGGTCGGCTGTTGTGCCGTTGCCTGTGATTGTCACCCCATCCACAGCTACCGATGTAAGGCAAGGCTCACACGGCTCGAAGTCAGGCAATGGGATGTCACCAGTAGCGCAAGTGTCATAGCAGCCGTCCTCGCTCGATGTGCTCACATTTACATCCACATCGATTGCAACAGCCGCCCATTCATAATTAACAGGTAGGTATCTTATCTCGGTTGCGTAACCGCTTGGCACTACCTCGTAAGCGATTGCCCCAATTGCGGTCTTAAATTGCGGGTCAGTGCCGCTAATTAACCTAAGCACTCGAGATGCTATCCAGTCGTTTGCATCGGAAGCATCGCAAGGTAGGTGGCTTTTGCGCACCATTGCATAGGCCGTCATCGAGAAGCGTGTCTCGTATATTGAGCGGCAACCGGCAAGCCTGAGCGAATCGTTTTTAGTTACGCTTGTCTTGCTTCGCTTCGCCCAGAATAGCGTGCCCTGCTTCGCATCGTAATCGGTCACAGGGATGGCTTGGCCGTTTCCGATGTAGAACGCCCACGCCTTATCATTGCCCTCGCCTACAAGCTCGCTAAGGCCGTAAATCTTATCGAAGATATTGCCGACCTCAATGCGTTGGTTAAGCCTGTCGAGAATGGTAGATAGTATATTCATTTGCTCATTGCGTTAATGATTTGTTGCACAAGCTCGGCTGCATGCTCCTCAAGCATCGCGGCTTGCTCTTCAGGTGTCGGCAAAAAGATAGTGCCGTATTTAAGCTCTAAGCCATCAATTTTGCCAACCTCGGATGTGGGTACGGTTATCGCTGCTTCCAATCCTTCAGTCAATACATCTGATGAAAGGAACCCACCTTTGAGCCTGCCAGTTAATTCGAGGGGTAACTTGCGCGAAGTGCTTTTCTTTAGCTCGGCATAACCGCTGGGAAAAAACAGCGACTCAATCGGTTCGCCACGCTTACCGACCTTAAACTTACTCGGTGCGTTGCTCAATGCCCTTGGGCTTATGTATAGCGGCTTAGTGCTGTATGGCTTGGTCGGTAGCTTTTCGCCCGCCGAGTTGGTTCCTCCGCTCGAGCCAGTGCCGAATATGCGCTTAAACATGATGCGCTTCAATTCACGAACAGGGCCGTATAACGGCGTAAACTTGGAAGTCCAATCGCTATACAACGCATCGAGGTTCTTTTGAATTTCGGCAGGTGTCGGCATGTTATGGTAACGCAGTAACGTACTTCATGTTTCGCTTACAATCCCAGCAATGCGTGTCATCAGGCAGTCGCATATTCTGAAGCATCGCTCCAAGCTCTTCGCTGTACCTCGATGCTGCGATGTCGCGTGCTGCCATTATGCCCTCTTGCAATTCGGCTTTATTCGAGCCACGATTCACAATGACGGTAGTATTCACTCGCTGATTCGGGCTCGTTGTTAGGGCATAGTTGTAAATCTCAACGGCTGTGGCATAGGCTAACGATAAAGCCATCGTTCCACCAATCGAGCAGAGCCATCCTTGGCGGTCGCAGTTCACATTATACGTTAGGCTCATGCCTGTGGTGTACTTACTCGAGCTGCTTGTTAGCACATTCGTGCCATCGGTTGTCAGCTCGATGCCTATCGCATCCACGAATGGGCAGATATGCGATTCCTTAACCCCACCACCACAGCTTGTGCAAGTGCCCTTCTTTGGCGTGAACTTAACCGTGTTGATATCTGACTCATACACGATTGCAATATCGAGCTTGCGCTTTGCCGAGGTGAAGGTCTTACCGATGAACTGATCGAGCGCACCTGTTGAATAGGTAATCGTCTCAATCAGCTTTCCGGTTGTCATGTCGAATATTAACACAGGCACATTGGTATTCGTAGAGGCAATGGCAAGGTTAATATCCGCAAGGTAAAAGTTAAGGTATGCAATGGTATTAGGGTCAATCTTCAATCTGATGCCGCCATAGTTGCCAGCACCGAGCGCAGTCTGCACATTGGAATAGTTGCTCACCGCTTGCCCAATCCTACGGCTTTCGATGACGGTATCGCTTTTCATCATCGGGCTGAGTTTAGTCAGCACATCCGATGACAGCTTGCGCCACGCAAACGCTCGTTTATCCTCGAACAGCTCAACGCCGTTGCGATATTGGTCGGTGATTAGTTGACCGAGGAAGGTTTGATTAATCCCAAGGTCATCGATGTAAAGCCCTGTCGATGGCTCAACGCCAGCGCAGTCTCTTAATCCAAGCAGTGATTCAATACACATCGCTTATTGTTTTTACAAAGATAAAAAAAAAGAGGGCACGAAGCCCCCCTCTTTATTGCGTGGTTAGATTATCTAATCCGTCTTGGGTTAATAAGTCCTGACCCGCTTGGGATAGCAGGCTCATTAACCCGATTACGGGTTTACGATGCTAACGCAGTTAACATAGTTCACGCCAGCGAACTTGTCAGCAGCCTCGTAAATGTCAGTCGGAAGCGTTACAATCTTTCCAGTTGTAGTCAACACGATTGACAAGTTACCGCAATCATCCTTCATGGTAAGGTCGCAAGGAACTCCAGCTGGTGTGAACACCAAAGTCTTAGAGTAATTGCTTCCAGCCACAGGCGTGATGCCAGTGTTCCAGTCTGCAAGATTGAATGATAACCACTGGATTGCTCCGGCAGTTGTCACCAATGCTGAGTTCTGGTCACCTTGCGCAGCGGCTAAACGAGAATCGTAAGCGAATCCGAAGCCGTTTTGCTGCGTGATCGCAAGAAGGTCTAAGCCATACTGAGAGCAACAGCCAGCGGCCATTGCATTAGCGTAACGCTGCATTGCAGCACCGCCAAACGCAACAGGTGCACCGGGATAGTTAGCCATGCGAGTTGCTTGCTGAATGTCAGCAATTGCAAATGGGTTCGGCTCAGTTGTGCCGTTCATCGTTGCAATCTCCAAGCAGTCGCCAGTTACGGTGTAGAAGCCTTCAACATCAGTGCCCCACTTACCGATTTCAGCAACAGCCTGAACAGCGGCGGCAGAAGCCACCTTGCGGTCAAGCACATCCATCAAGCGCATAACGCTCTCAAGAACGTAGCGGCTGTTTTCCTGACAATGGCGTGCGATGTCAGCAGCATTGATAAGCTGCGAAGCAACGAATGTGTCAGTGGTGTCAACCGTATACGTGGTTGTTGAATCTCCGTAAGTGTTCTCTGAAGTACAAGTAAGGATGTCGCCACCCTCGTTAACTTCGGTCTCAGGCAAACGCTGAATCCAACGAGCTTGAACGGTTTTTAATTTACCGCCGCCGGGTGCAACCTCGGTGCGGATTAGTTTTGCGTTTTCAGGCGAAAGCAAGAACTCTAAGAAAGGCAATTGCTCACGCTGACCAACTTCAATAAAGAGTTCGCTAAGTGACATTTGCACATTAGGACACTCCGATAGAATGCGAGAAATAGACATGATTAATGTAGTTTGGAGTTTCTGTCAGTTGCAAAGGCCGACAGGTGCGCCTACTTTGCCGCGATAAGTTGCGGCTCACTACATCATAGATGGTGCAAAGATAAGAAAAAAAATAATACGCTACAAATTAGCGGGTATAAGAGAGTTAGCGGTCAGTGCTATCTGACTGCTCCAATTGACGCTTTTTATTATTTCTTTCATTAATCCATTTATCTATGTCGCCAAAGATGATTAATTGATTTAATTCATATCTATCAAGCGACCTTAACAAAGAAAGTATATTTGCATCATACAATCTTTTGTCTTGAAAATCCAAACGCTTACATAAAGCGTCAATTAATTGCTCTCCGTTTAAATTCATTTTCGTTTCATTTACCGCACCGAACCGCTAACAAGGCATATACGCTACCCCTGCGGATGGTACGCTGTTAAACTTTTGTTTTTCAATTACGGGGCAGCGTATATGCCCCAACCGTTATGTGCCATTTAATTATAGACACGAAACCAACTACGTTTTGAATTAGCCATAAATCTTTTATTGCACCGACAACACTCATATTGTCCTACTTCCTTGCCATCAACTCTATCAATGAATTTACACTCTTCAATAGTTCTGATGTGATGAAATAAACGGCACATAACACCACCTAACCAAAAGCGGTGGCTTCGTGCTTTTTTGATAGTTAATTGCTCTTCCATTGTTTTGTTCTTTTAAGTTACTTTATCTGTTAAATCACCGCCTTCGGTTAGCTGTAAACCGTTATGTGCCATTTTAACAAGAGAACGGAACTTTAATCCATTGACCCTTAATGTTGGCATATATAAAACCAGCATACGAATCACCTTCCATGTTGGTAGTCCATTGCTCTACGTGAACATTTTTAAAAACACCACAATTTTCTTTATTGTCGTGACCTTTTGGAGCGTCTACAA